CGCCGCCGAGCTCGCCCGCTCGAGTTCGGTCGCCGCGTTTGAGCGTTCGGTGCTCAACGTTTGGCCACGACCCCGCGCCCTGAAAACCGGGATCGACCTGACCGCTTGGGCGGACCTCGCCGACCTTGACGTTCGCGCGACCCCGGCCGTGTTGGCTTTCGACGTGGCCGCAGATCGCAGCTCGGCGAGCATGGCGACCGCCGCGGTAGCCGGCGACGGGCGGGTGATCGTCGAAGTTGTCGACGACCGTGCCGGTACCGGCTGGATCGAACGAGAAGCCCGGGCGTGGCGCCAGACGAACCGGGCCGGACTGATCGTCGCCGACTCATTGAACGCCGGCACGATCGCCGCCCGCTTGGAGCTGGCCGGGCTCGACGTGCTCCAAACGTCCGCCGGGCAGATGGCCCGCGCGTGCGCCGGGCTGATCGACGAGATCACCAATAGGTCTATCGCCCACCGATCCCAGGCCATACTCGACGGCGCGCTTCACGGCGCCGGCCGGCGCCCGCTCGGGGACGGGTGGGCCTGGTCGCGGCGCAACAGTGAAGGCTCGATCGCCCCGCTGGTCGCCGTCACGCTCGCCGCCTGGGCCGCCCGGTCGACTCCCCGACTGCCCGCCCCGTTCGTCATAGTTGCCGACCGCAGGTAGTTACTTCACAGTAAGGGGCGGTGAGATTGTGGCGAAGGTCGCGCGACATTGACGCAGCGGGCGACCCGGCTACCGCCCCAGCCGGCCCGGTCTACCGAAACCGGTCGTTCGATCCGGGCCAAGTCGGCTGGCCCCTCAGCGGGTTCGGGTCGATCGACCGGGGTTCCGCCATGCGGGTACCGACCTTGGCTTATATCCGCGGGCAGCTCGCCGGGGGTGTCGCATCGATGCCGTTGGAGCGGTACCGGACGAACACCGACACCGGAGATGTCAAGCTCGACCCGGGCTGGTGCCAGAACCCCGACCCCGCCCCGACCGTGCCCAGCTCGGTGTTCTGGTCGTGGGTCATCGATGACCTGTTCTTCGCCGGCAAATCAACCCTGATCGTGCTGGGCCGCGACGCGACCGGGTTCCCGGTGATGTTCCGCCGGGTCATGCCCGGCCAGCTGACTTACGACCCGGCGATGCTCGCCTGGGGCACCCAGTGGCAGAACACCGAGATTTACTATCTCGGGTTTCAGGTCCCGCCGACCGACGTGGTCGTGATCGACGGCCCCCACGAAGGCGTTTGCAACTACGGGGCGTCGACGATCCAAGCCGCGATCGATCTGGAAACCGCCGCGGGGACCGCCGCCAGCGAACCCCTGCCGAACATCGACCTCCACCAGACCGGCGGCGAGCCGATGGCAACCCCCGAAGCGCAAGCCCTGGTCGACTCCTGGCGGACCGCGCGACGGCTCGGCGCTACCGCCTACACCCCGCAGAACCTTGACGCCAGGGTGCTCGGCTGGTCGTCGGCAGAACTTCAGATGATCGAAGCCCGCCAGTACATGGCGACCCAACTCGCCCGCATGGCCGGCGTCAACCCGACCCTGGTGTCCGCCGCGATGGGGTCAAGCTCGTCCTACGTCTACACAAACCAGGCCGACTACCGGGCCGCGTTCCTCGACGACTGCCTTGATAGCTATCTCCGCGCGATCGAAGGCCGGCTATCCGCGGGCGACGTGACACCGCGCGGCCAATACGTGCAATTCGACCGTGACGCTTTCACCAGGCTCACCCTGCTGCAGCGTGTCGACGTGATGGTCGGAGCACTCAAGTCGGGCGCCCCGCCCGCCCTGGTCAACCAGCTTGCGACCGCCCTCGACCTCGACATCACCATGCCCGGCGAGCCGGACCCGACCGCCTTGCCGACCGACCAGCCCGCCCCGCCGCCGCCCGCCACTGTCCCCGCGGTCCCGGCCGCACCGTAAGGAGCAGCGATGCAGATACGTTTGGCCGCGCCGGCCGCCGGTATTCGTGCTGACCGCCAAGCCCGGACTATCAGCGGCCCGGTGGTCCCTTGGGACGTTTACGCCGCCGTGAGCACCGGCCAGACCGTGGCTTTCGCCCGGGGGTCGATCATTCTCGGGGAGCGATCGAAACTGGTGCTCGACCACGACCCGGCGCAACCGGTCGCGGTGTTCGTCAACGCGACCGACACCGGCGAGTGGTTAGAGGCGACGTTCAGGGTGCCGCCCGGCCCGGCCGGCGATCAGGTCCTGGCCGACGCCCAGGAAGGCCTCAGGGACGGGTTCAGTGTCGGCGTTGACGTGCTCACCGCCGAGGACCGCCCTGAGGGCACCTACGTGACCGCCGCGCGGGGCCGGCACGTCGCGCTACTCAGCGAACCGGCTTTCGACGCGGCCCGGGTCGCGTCGGTGACCGCCGCCGCACCAGACCCGCCCGCACCAGCACCAGCAGTAATCGCACCCACCGAAGGAGAACCCGCCGTGTCTGACACATCGAACGTGACCACTGTCCGCTTCGACGGCCCGCTGACCGTCGCCGCGGCGTCGATCGCTACCGACGACCTGCCCGGCGGCGGCGGCGACGATCCGGTCACCCCGACCGCGGCGGCCGCGGCACCGATGCCGCTGATGGCGGGAGCACCGGCCCGGACCCAGGACGCGTACCCCTACCAGCTCGGCGGCCCTTATTCGATGCTCCGCGACGCGTGGCTGTCCAAGGAAGGCGACCCTGAGGCCGGCGCCCGGCTACTCAAGGCGCAAAGGTTCAACGCGGACCCCCGCCAGGTTCAGGCCGCGACAGTGGCGATGGCCCGCGCGATGGCCCGCCACTCGCAGCTGATGGCCGCCCCGGGCGACACCGGGAGCATGGCGCCGATCATCCCGCCCGGCTACCGCCCCGACTTCTGGACCCCGCTTATCGCCTACGAATCCCCGGTTTACAACGCGGTCGCCAAGTCGCCGATCAGCGACTTCACACCGTTCACGATCCCCCGCGAAGTGTCCCGGGCCGGCTTGTCGGGCACACCGGCCGACGAGGTAACCCCGGTACCGCCCGGCACGATCACCGCGAACCTTGACACCGTCACCCCGCAGATGGTTTACGGCGCCTACGAGTTTTCTCGGGCTTTGGCGATGTCGTCGAACCCGGCGATCGACATGATCGCTAACAACGCCCTCGACGAAGAATGGTTGAAGGACATCGAAACCAGGGCGGTCGCCTTCTGGACCGCGGCGGGCAACAGTGTCCCGGTCGGGGCGGCCTACGCGGACGGCGCCGGGTTCATCGCCGGGATGCGCGCGCAGATGGCGACCCAGCGGCTCACCCGCCACGCTCCGACCCGCAACATCGTGACCGGGTCGAAGGAGTACGCCGCGGCGGTCGCCGCCGACGACGCGTCCGACCGGCCGCTGCTCGGCTGGGACGGCGCCCCCGCGATGTACGGTCCCGGCACCCAGGGCAACGCCGCATCGGACGCGACGATCCTTGGCGTGCCGACCCTGCCCGAAGGCGCCGCCCCGCTGCCCGCGAACACGTCGCTGATGTTCACCGAGGGCGACGCGGTCTGCTTCGCGACCCCGGTGATGAACTTCCGGATCGAATACAACGGCAACAACCCGCTTGTGATCACCGTGGTCAAGTATTCGGGGGTCGCGTTCTGGACCCGCCAAGTGCTCGGGGTCCGCCAAGTGACCAACACGACCCCGCTTCCACTCGACGACCCCAACGGCGGCGACACCAGCTCGAGCGGTACCAGCCGGAAGCGCTGACCCGTGGCGACTGGCTGGCCGGCCGACACCGACCTGGCCGCATGGCTAGGCCTCGACCCGGGCGACGACGCCGCGCGGGTCACGTCCGCCAACGCCGCCGCCCAAGCTGCAGCGATCAGCCAAGCCGAACTGGATCCGACCGCCGGCCCGGTCGACTCCGACCAGTGGGAAGCGGTGCTCATGTTGGGCGCCTGGTGGTACCAGACCCGCAACCACGGCGAAGGTATCGACGTGATGAACCCGGCGTACGGGCCGTTCACGGTACGTAACCGGGCGATAGCGATCCTCCGCAAGGGCAGGCCGGCGGTCGCATGAGTGTTGCGGTCACGGTCGCCGAAGTGGTCGACGCCCTCGCCGCCGCGGGCTTACGGGTAGCGGTCCGCGACGGCGACATCACCCCGCCGGTGTCGTATATCAAGCTTGGGCAGGGCACCGACGCGACGATCACCCTGGCCGGCGGAACGTCCACGGTGTTGTGGGTGTATGTGATCCCGGTGCGCGGTGTCGACAACCTGGCCGGCGACGCTGACCTGCTCGACATTGTCCTGGCCGCTTTGGCCCCGCTGTCCGCCGCCGCCCTGACGTGGGTGTCGACCACGCTCAATATCCGTTCCGACACTTGGCCGTGCTACCGCTTCGACCTGACCGTTTTGGAAACAACCCCGCCCGGAGGTAAACGAAATGCCGACCATAGCGACCAAGCTGCTCGGAACGTTGAAGTTGGGTGACACGACGACCGGGATGCAGCTCGAAGCACAGATAACCAATCTCGGGGTCCCGCAGACGATCACCCGTGACGCCCCGCAACTGGTCCTCACCGGGGACCTGATCGTCGCGACCGCGGTCCGGTCCTACCAGATCACCGGGTCCGCCCTGCTCGACCTGACCGACCCGGCCGGGATCTACTACTACGTGCAAGAGAACATCGACCAGACGTTGCCTTTCGAGTTTCTGCCGATCGGGCCTACCGGCCCGACTTGGACCGGGAACCTGATCGACGACGGCTGGACGACCGACGAGCTGGCCGCGGGCGCCCTGGTGATATCGAAGTTTGCTTGGCCGGTGCAGGGCATCCCGACTGTCACGCCGCCCGCCGGATGACCGATAGCTATTCGATCGACTTCACGAACCTTCCGGCTTTCGACGCGATGCTGGCCGACGTGTCCGCCGGGTTCGCCGACATGCGCGACCCGCTGTCGGCCGGCGCCCGGGAACTGCTCACCGAAGCCCAGGCGAACAGCCCGAAACGGTCCGGCCGGCTCGCCGCGTCCCACCAGGCTTTAGCCGCGGACGGCAAACGGGTCCGGATCGTGGCTACCGCCCCTTACGCGGCGGCGATCCACTGGGGATACCCCAGGCACGGGATCCGCCGCCAACCTTGGCTAGTCGCCACGTGGCTCAGGTCCCCTAACCCGATGGCGAAGATCGGCGACACCGTTCAGGGCCGCATCGATCGGGCAGCATCGCGGACATGACCACCACTACCGCCCCCACGTTGACCCCGACCGGCGTGTTGAACCTGGCCGGCCTGCCGTACCTGAACTTCACGGTCACCTTCGACGACGGGACCCAGCTCGACGTTCACGGCGATCACCGTGACCTTCGCCGGGCCGGCACGCACGCCAACGCGGAGCTCGACCCGATCGGGTTCGCCTACGCGGCGTGCTGGGCGTACCTGACCCGCACCAAGCAGATCGCGATCGGCTTCAACGAATTCCTGGAAACAGTCCCGTTCTGCGACCCGGTCAACGACCCCGAAGTGGCGATGGTGGACCCTACCGGGACGGCTACGGCCGACTGATCGGGGTGCTCGCCGTGAGGCTCGGCGTTCCGCCGTCGATCTTGTGGGAAGAAGAACCGCGCGACCTCGCCACGCTGGTCGACGTGCTCGAAGAAGAGGCCGCCCGTGGCTAAATCCGCTGAACTGCGCTTCGACATCCTCGCCGTAGCGGACAAGGCGATCGAAACCGTCGACAAGGTCAAAGACAAAGTGACCAGCGCGCACGGGGCTATGAAGATAGCGGCGGTCGCCGGCGCTACCGCCATTCTCGGCGCGCTCGGCGAGGCGACTAACGCGGCGGCCGAACATGAGGCCGCGGTAGCCAAGCTCGCCCAGGCCTACAAGAACGCCGGGGTACCCGCGGACGGCATGAAAGAGGCTTTAGACCAGATCGACACCAGTAGCCGGCGTACCGGCCAGTCGGCGGAGGACAACATTGCCGCCTACACGAAACTTGTTGCGGCGACCCACAACGCGACGACCGCCCACAAGGACCTTGCGATAGCGCAGGACTTGGCCGCGTTCAAAGGTGTTGACGTGGCGACCGCCGCCGACGACGTTGTCAAAGCCTCGACCGGGCAGACCCGGGCGCTCAAAGAGATGGGGATAGCGACCACCGACGCGTCCGGTAAGCAGCTCGACGCGAAACAGGTGATGGACAAGCTCACCCAGGCGGTTCACGGGCAGGCCAACGCGATGGGCGACACCGCTACCGGGAAAGTGAAACGTTACAAAGAGTCGATCGACCAGGCCAAGACCACTATCGGCGAGTCGCTGCTCCCGGCCCTACAGAAACTGTTGGACATTCTTCAACCGGTGTTCAACTGGCTAGACAAGAACCAGGGCCTGGTCAAAACGTTGACCCCGATCGTCGCCGTGCTCGCTGGCGGGGTTCTGGCGGTCGTCGGCGCGCTCCGTTTGTGGGCGGTAATCCAGGGGATCGTCAACACGCTCATGGACGCGAACCCGATCGGCCTGGTCGTATTGGCGATCGCCGGGCTCGCGCTCGGGATCATCTACGCGTATAACCATTTCAAACCGTTCCGCCAGATCATCGGGGACGTGTGGGACGCCCTCAAAACGTTCGGGAACTGGATCAGCCAACACTGGAAGCTGATCGTCGACCTGCTGCTCGGACCGATCGGCGTGGTCATCACCAACCTGGGCACCGTGAAGCAGATCATCAAAGACGTAACCGACGCTCTCGGCCACATCGGCCACGCCGTGTCCGACGCGCTCGGCTGGTTGAAGAAGATCCCGGGCGCAGGACTGATATCGAAGCTCAACCCGTTCAGTCTCCCGGGCGGCGGTGGAGCTGCGCCGGCCCCGGTGATCATCAGTGTGACCGCGACACCGGGCGACGACCTGCCCGAAGTGGTCTACCAAGCGTTACGCACCTACCAGCGCCGCCATGTCCGCCCGGAGCTTCAACCGCTGTTCGGCCGGTAGGCCATGTCGAACACGTGGGATACCGCCGGCACCGTTTGGGACGGCGCCGAATGGCAGGCCGGCAAACCGCCGGCCCCGGACTTCCCGAAAGAATGGCGCTGGTGGTACCAAGTCGACGGAACCGGCCCGACATTGATCGAACTGAAC